TCTTTTCCGCGAATGCTGTTTATAAGCCTATTTGTAAGATCTTTTGCAGTTTGCTCATTGTAGTTTTGTTCAATTTGTTCTATTAAGTTAATAGCACTATTGATTACATGCTCGCCTCTGTTCGATACCACATGGTTTCTGTCACGATCTACTGAGATTTGATTTAATTCTTCTAATATACTGCGAGCCTTTTTCACGTTTTCTCCATTGAAAAATTCTATATAATGCTATTTATCATTATAAGTCGGATTTCTTTAGGAACTCTCGCATGTTCATAGACTGCTCTATTGTGGATTTTTGTTCAGGTTCGTCTGCCTTTATGGCATTTCCACGTTTTAGTTGATCCACTAGGTTGTTTGTAGTGACTGTCATTGCATCTTCATCACCATCCTGAAGATCTTCTATCCGTAATGTGTCAGGATCAAATCTTAAATCTACTTTAGTGCCAACACCACTACTACTTCTTGTTTTCATAAATTGTATCTGATATCTACCCTTTTCTCTCATAGCATTACTTGTAAAAATACCCACAACATTATCTGCTGTCTGTATTTTACTAATACCACCTGCTATATGATGATGATCAAATTCTATTTCTTCTACAGCACCTCTGTTTAACTGTGAAGCAGTAACAAATAATAAGTCTCTTTCAACTGCTAAGTTACGCAACTCCTCAGATACATATTTGTCTTTAATAAACAAATCACTACCACTTACCTTTGCACTGATAGGCATCATTAAGTCTAAATAGTCTACCAGTAAACAATCTACTTTTTCACCACAAGATATTTCATACTCTCGTAAAAATACTCTTATATCATTTGCATTAACACCATTAGGCATTTGTTTAACTCTAAGTCTACCAGCACCTTTGGCTTTCATACGAACTTTTAAATCTACATCATCCATATTACGCATTATTTCTTTTGTACCAAATCCACTTACCATACTGTCTAATCGCATACTAATTAATTGTTCACTAAGCTCTAAACTGATATAAACAGTATTCATACCTGCTAATGCCCAATTAACAGCAAAGTTTTGTAAAAACAAACTTTTACCTGCACCAGATCCACCAGCAAAAATAGTCATTTCGCCTCTGTTTAATCCACCATATAGTTTTTGATCTATTCCTTTCCAGCCTGTGCTAATAGCACCTGACTGATCTTTTATCCATTGTAATCGCTCTTTGGGATTTTCAAAATAATCTAAACCTAAATCTTTTACTAAGCCTACCTGACTTGCTTCTTTAATCTTATTTTCCACAGTACCATAGTCTTGATTTTCTAACAAGTCTGTACTTTCAATAATTGCTTTTTCTAGTGCCTTGTGTCTACAAAAAGTTTCGAACTCGCTCATAAACCATTCATGATGATCAGGCGTCACATTTGGAATAGGTTCCAGTTGTATACCTGCTACTGCACTTACCTGCTCAGGCGTAGGAATAGCATTGTGGCTTGTGCTGTGAGACTCAAACAACTCAACTGCTTTTCGATACTTTAAGTTAAAAAACTCAGGTTTTACAATATTTTGACACCTAGCAAATAAGTCTTTATCACTTAGTAAAAATCTTAAAAACAGTTCTTGTGTTTCTTCTGTATATGTTTTTATATCTGCCATCTTTTTCCTATCTCATTTAATATATATCTTGCGAAAATGATATGCCCATCTTTGTTTGGATGTCTATCGCCTTCACTTATTTTGTGGTTTATAGTAATATTTGATACTGGCAAAATAAAATTACTTTTATCAAATACTGGAAAGTCTAATCCATTAAATGGCTGATTATCACATCCTGATTCACTAAAAACATTAGGCATACATATATTACTCATACCTGTAATTAAAAATTTTATATTTTTGTGTTTACATAATTCTATAAAAGTATTTAACATGTTGTATAGTTCAAATATGCCTTGGTCTAACGTTCTTGTCATAAAAATAGTAGGCATAATTAATCTTTGAAAAAAATTTTCTACTTCCTTTACAACATCTCCATTTTCATGTAGTATCCTGTCTTCAGTAAAATGCAAGTCTTTTATTACACCTACCCAAGCACCATATTTTTCTAGGAAAAACTCTGTTCGCTCAGGATGTGTCAGTTGTAAAACAAATATCCAATCGTCTAAATTTTCTGTATTGTTTATAAATTCTGTTGCTTGTCTAAATAATCTGTGATTACTTCCTCCCTCAATAGATTTATTAATAACAGTTTCAAAATTATCTTGTAAATAAAATCCCCAATTTATTAAATTATCTGTATTGGGGAACTTCTCTGTCCCAGAGCTAAAACTACAGCCATTTACATATAGGTTTTTCATAAAACTGTCCATAAAAGCATAATTAACATAGGTACTTCATGCAGTAACAAATGTATGATTACAGAATATCCAAGTATTTGTTTCCAGTGTATCTTACATAAATTAAAAAAGTCGTTTATATATTTCATAACATTTTTGCCTTTACTTGTACTTTTAGTTTATTATCCGTTGCATGTTTTATAATACTTGCCAAAGTAGCCAATCTTCCATACTTAATAACCGCTTCATCGGCATCTTTAATGTCATTTGCCCAGGGAGGAAAACTTACCTCCCAACCTAACTCTAATGCCTGCTCTATAAGTTCTTTTCCTGCACTATCTCTATCAGGACATAGTATAACACGTTTACCTAATTTTTCAATCAGATGTGCCTGCTCTGGTGTAACACTATTACCTTGTATACTAACTCCATCTAGTTGAATTGCATCAAAAACACCTTCAGTCACAATTACAATTTCTCTTTTGCTATCAGCAAACCTATCAATATTAAAAACATACCCTGGTTGTATTTTATGCAAATACTTTGGTGTTGTTTTATTAGGAGGATCAATATGCCTTGCAGTCCAACCAACTAACTCTCCATTATAAGTAAATGGAACAACCAGTCTCTGCTTATATAGACTCTCATCAAAATAAAGTAATGGATATAGACCAAGCAGACCTCTTTGTTTTGCATATTGCTTTATACTATGTGTATCTGGCAAATCTTCTACTGCTACGGCTGTGTCTGGCAGTTTCTCCGTGCTGAATTTTTGTAAGTTGTATATATAGTCGCCCGGCTCCTGTTCTTCTAAGACATCATTATATTTTAATAATTCAATTTGCACTTTATGTATATCTGAATCAGATACACCCAGTATAGATGCTAAATCTTTATATTTTTTCCCTAAATTTGGATTTGGTGCCCAACCTGTAGTAAAACCACAATTAAAACAATTATAACTTATTCTAGCACCAGTTGTAATTAGTCCGCCCCTTTTTCTCTTATCATTACACATAGGACAATCCATAGTAATCCAGCCACTAGGAGTTTTTGTTGTTCTAACGGGTAAATTATCTAAAAGTAGCCTATGTACTTTTTCTACAAGAAAGTCGATATCCATGCGGATATTATAACAGAATATATCTAAAAAGTCAATTAATTTCTGACCAGAACTTTGTCTATAGTACCGCTGTCAGGTGTATGAATTACTCTGATCCAATTTGCATTTACAGTAAATGTTTTATGGTAGATATCACTAGAAGCGGATATACTTATATTACTTTCTATATTGAACCAATCACTACTTGCTTCGTCACTGTTAGGAGTATTTTCTATACAACTACCTTGTATTGTTAAATTTCCTGTATATGCTGAAGGGTAAACAGCAATGCTATGAAGAGCATGGCTGAAATTTCTATCCTGATTACCAAATAAAGCACTGGTTGTAAATATATTTGCTGGATCACCAGACCCAGTACTAGCAACCTGTGTAAAACTGTTTGATAATTGGGTTTCAACAGGTTCATGTTTTATTTGTGCGTCTATTTCTAACTGAAACTTTACACTACTGTTTTGATCAGTATAGACAGGATATTCATTACCATCTTGTTTTGTCATAGAAACATAAATTGTATATAAACCTTCATCAACATTTCTTAAGTCTCCTTCGTCTAAAACAAGTTTAACCTGTCCTATATCGCTAGTATGCTCAAGAAGTTTAGTAAATATTCTACGTTTAGTAGTAGGATTTATAAGTGTAGCAGATAAACTGTCAGAAAAAACATTCTGTAGTTTTCTATCCCTATTCCTAATATCAAATTTTATTTGGTTATACATGCCTTTGTGGGCGATTAGTTTTCTATTATTCATTGGTCTGTTATCCACATAAAGTCCATTGGTATCCACCACCATTGCAATGATATCCTCGTAAAGATATAGTCTGTGATCACCATGTGACATATTTTTTAGCTCTTAATAATATACTATTTATCGTTTCGACGCATAAATACTTTTGTGGAGAAAGACAACCTTATAACAGAAACAACTGAGCGATACCCTTTTCTGACTGGCATACAATACGGACAAGGAGAATACATAGGCATTGTTGTGAATCATGATAATGCTATAATGACTTTTTATGATGTATCAAAAATAAACAATGAAAAAGAACGTGAAGAGTTCCTAGAGCTAGGCGAAACCTGGTGGTGGGAAAGTAACAGACAATTGCCTATAGATATATTTTTACATCATGAAATGAAACAATTTCATAGATGTTTAAGGACCTTTGTAATGAAAGATATAGAAATACTTTTTGGTCCTATAACCAGTTTACAAAATCTTCTTAAAAAGAGAATTAAAAGAAGAGGCGTACAACTTGTAATTAAACATAAAGATAACTAATTACAAATTTTCAACAATTAAATTTAATTGAACTAATATTGCTAAAGCATACCCATAACTATGACTTTTCTTAAAAAAGTAAGTATTATCATTAGGTTTTATCCAAACATCTGCTTCAACTTCGGACCAAGTTTTACCTACTAGATGTCTTTTACCTGGTCTAATCATTGCTAATATCATTGCTAATTGATCTATATTTTTAGGTTTATATTGTTTTACAATATCAAAATGATTATTAATATGAAATAATTGTTCAACAACCTCTTTATGTTCAAGGAGTTCCCACATTGGATCTGTTGCTATTAGTTTGTCTAAATGTTGTTCATCTTTAATATCTTTATACACATGATTATTAAGAATATCTAATTTAAACCAGCCTTCATCTTCTGCTTGTTTATGATCTATTGTGCTATATCCGTCTATAGGAAACTTAGGAATATTTTGAAAGTAGGCACCAGTATTGTGTTTGGTAAACATACCATCCTTCTCAATACTTGCAGGTGTATGATTAACCAACGAGAGAAACTCATCTCGGTTAGCCATATCAATATCTACATCAAAATCTATTTTCATTGTCTTTATTTTTTTTCTAAATTATTAAAAATCCTTTTTGCACTATTAGTATAATTAAAATTACAACTTATACTATATCTAACACTATCACCTAAAATAGGATCTGTATAATGCGATAAGTGTCCTGGAAACACAAACATATCTCCTTCTTGTGGCTCTATAGTTATTGTTGATAATCCATATCCACTAATTTGTCTTTCTCCAAATTTAAAATTTATTTGCCCTTTTTGTTCCTGTTTGCTACTAGTATAGTAGTAGTCTGGATTATTGTCAAGATCTATCTTAGGATAAACTACACACACTAAATCAGCAATAATATGATCATGTATTGGTTGGTACTCGTTTGCGATTGCCTTGTTGTACCAAGCCTTTGTACACTCAAAAATATTATCAATTTCTCCAGATTTTAATACATCACCAAAAAATGCACTATCTACCTCTCTAAAATACCTATGTATATTGTTTGATATTGTATTAAATACTTTTAATTTTTTTAATTCATCTGTAATATCTATTTCTTCTTTTATGAACCCTA